TTGTATTACGTTTATTCCTGTGCTAAAATAGGAATAGAATGGAGGACAAGTCATGACTATATGTGAACGTATTGATAGTATCTTAAAAGAAAAAGGAATGAGCAGACGAAAGCTTGCTATAAAAGCTGGTATTTCACCATCTTCTTTTCAGACCGCCATGCAGAGGAATACTTCTCTTTCCCTCGATATGATTCTTCCGATTGCAGATGTATTGGGCGTCAGCGTAGGTTATCTATATTCGGGAGATGATAAAATTGAAATGAACAATCCATTTTGGAAATACACAATCGGATCAGAAGTCTGGAACAATGGCTTTATTGAAACCTCGTTTGACGATGTCTACCGCAAACAGCAGGCATATCTTGCTGAGCGAATGCGACAAGCATTTAATGAGTTGAACGAGGAAGGTCAATTGGAAGCGTGCAAGAGGGTTGAACAAATGTCGGATACCAAAGAGTATAGGCGTATAGCTGTTGATACTCCACTCGACGAATCGTCCCCCGAATCGTCAGACAAATAGTGTGACGACACGTGACGGTCACGGTCGTGTCACGTGACATTGTAGAATCTACCGTAGAATCTACGTAAACATCTACATAAGGCTTACAGTAAAGCTAACTGTAATACTAACAGGCTGCCGGTAACGTTACCGCAGCGATAGAGATAAACAAAAACGCCCGTGCGAAAGCACGAGCGTTGAAAGAGAAGGTAATAGCTTGACATACATAATATATTGCGATGAATCTTCCGATCACGGGGTAAAGTTCTCCGATTTCTTTGGTGGCTGTATCATTAACAGCGCGGATCAGCATGAAGTAATCAGCGGACTTGAAGCGAAAAAGCTGTCTTTGAATCTCAAAAGTGAAATCAAATGGACAAAGGTCACAGAGAACTATCTTGAAAAATATGTTGAGATCATCGACCTGTTTTTTGACTACATAAAAGCCGGTAAAATTAAAGTGCGCATCATGTTCCGAAAAACGGATGATTCGCCGTATCCGGGTGCGCCTTCGGCGGCAGATGACAAATATTTCAAGCTTTACTATCAATTCTTGAAGCATTCCTTCGGCCTGAAGTCTATCCCGAAGGACTGCACGCCAGCCAATATCATCATCAACCTTGATGTTTTGCCAGACAAACACGGAAAACGGGATAAATTCAAAACATACATTAAGGAAATGCCCGGATATGCAGACTTTAATAACGCAGATATTTCCATTCGTGAACGAGACATCATTGAAGTGGATTCAAAAAATCACGTGCTGCTTCAATGCACAGACATCGTTTTAGGCGCAATGAACTTCAAATTGAATGGATTGGACAAAGCAAAACAGGAGGGTGCAGCACGGCGGGGAAAGCGCACCATTGCCAAAGAGAAGCTCTACAAGCACATCTACAAGCGCATATCCGAGATTCATCCTAACTTCAATACCGGAGTGTCCACGGGAGAACGTGGGTACGAAAATCCGCATTGGGAAAGTCCCTATGAACATTGGCTTTTCCACAGAAAATAAAAAGCAATTGCGCCTGATGCTTCCTACTAAGAACCCTACGTAGGAACGTAAGGCTTCGAAAACACGAGACGCAATTGCTTATACTGCAATATATCACGAAACGTTCAAGAATGTCAACAAATAAAACTCTTTTTGTGAATTATTACCTGCCTTCCAACCCAGATAGAAAGAGGTGAACACCAACGAACGCCGTAATATACGCCCGGTTTTCTTCTGACAGGCAGAACGAGGCCAGCATAGACGCACAGGTGCGAGCCTGTACGGAGTACGCCGAGCGGCACAATATGCAGATCACCGGCGTGTACGCCGATGAAGCGATTAGCGGCAAGGAATCCAAAACTGCCGCCCGTATACAGTATCAGAAGATGTTGAAGGACGCGCACAAGGGGCTTTTCGGCGTCATTCTGATCCACAAATATGACCGGGTAGCCCGCAGCCTGTCCGAGCATGTGAGCCTTGAGAAGCGCCTTAGAGACGATAAGGTTGAGCTTGTAGCCGTGGCGCAGGACTTCGGCAATACCGCCGAAGCAAAGATCATGCGGGCGCTTATGTGGTCGATGTCCGAATACTATCTGGACAACCTGTCGGCAGAAGTGCAGAAGGGACATCGGGAAACCGCCCTGAAGGGCTTACACAACGGCGGCTGTGCGCCGTTTGGTTATGACGTGGTAAACCAGCAGTATGTCATCAACGAGCTGGAAGCGGCGTATGTGCGCCGGATTTTCGCAGCAGCACAGGACGGCACAGGATTTAAGAATATAATCGCTGAGCTGGACGCAGCCGGGATCACCGGCAAGCGGGGAAAGCCCATAAAATACACGCAGATTTATGAAATGCTGCGGAATGAAAAATATACCGGCGTATACCTGTACGCGCCGCAGGAGGCCGCAGAGCGCACAGAGCGCCGCCATAAGGTGGATGCCATACGCATTGAAAACGCGCTTCCTGCCATTATTACAAAGGCACAATTTGAGGAGGTGCAGCGGATCATGGACAGCCGAAAACACGTTGGACGCAAGGCGGATTATATGTGCAGCGGCCTTGTATACTGCTCCTGCGGGGCAAAGATGCATGTTTACAAAGCGACCAGCAAGGGACACACCTATTACCGGTACGTCTGCTCCGAACACTGCGGACGGCCTACGGTGCTGGTATCCGAGATCGACGGCGCTGCCGTCCGGTATCTCCGGGAGCTGCTTTCAGAGCCGAATCAGCTTCTTATC